GGAATTTTCGATTCTTAAGACGAGCTTGCTCCGATAGAGTCGGAAATGGCGGAACTTGTTTGTGATGCACTGGCTACCTTAACCCGCAACACATATGGTGACAACGATGAATCAGCTAAATTTTGCAGAATGTTTCGAACTATGATAAGAGATTCTGGTCTATACGGCAATATTGAAAACTGGAGAGCCGCATTCTACAGAGAGCGATTGCCAAAAAGAATGTCACACTCAACTGTATCAATTCAATTAGATAATTTAGAACGCGAGGTGCTAAAAATTAGAGCTGAAGGATTTTGTCAGGGATATACTAGAAAGGAGAGAACTTTGAATGCATTTGATTTGAGTGATGATGGCAAAGGAAATACAATAATTAAACCAACAACACATCTTTCTAGCATTATTCTGCAAAATTCATATAATTCGGCTTTTAAGCTTCCAAAAATTCCAGATGGACTACTTGAAAAAACTAGATATGAATTGGAGGAAGAAAAGAAAAATAATGATATTTTGAAGCAAAAGATCAAAGAACTAGAAAACACAATTTCTCAATTAGAAAACTATGAAAATGAAGCTAAAGCTTCTCAATTTGTTTTAGAACATCTTAAATTCACAAATGAATCCCTAAAAATTCAAAGAGATGAAGCTCAAATTTGCTTAATTGGTCTCTGTAATAAATTCGGTTTACAGTGTGAAATCGATAATTCCATTCATGTTACTGAATCAGATAAGAAAGGAAAACGGAAGGGCAGGAAAAATAGAAGAATTGAAGTTTCATTTGGTGCTCCAGGACATGACTTGACCGAACAAATTAGTACTTTAAGTGATGTTGAATGAATGTAAATGAAATACAATCAATTAAGTACAATTGAATATACTTAAATCACAAATAATCCGTTAATTACCCAAGATCTCTCCTTGGGCTAAATACACCC